AGAAACCATTCGTAACACATCATTACGTCAGTTCCAACAAGAATTTGAAACAGAGTTCTTGGGTTCTTCAAACACATTGATTTCTGGTTACAAATTGCAACAACTGGTATATACCGATCCTGTTGCAGTTCATGACCTGTTAAAAATATACGAACATCCGGTTAAAGAAGGCGTCAACGAATCTAAGTCCGACCACCTATATGCAATCACGGTTGACGTTTCGGAGGGTAAGAACCTAGACAGTTCGGCGTTCTCTGTAATTGATATCTCACAGACACCATACAAACAGGTGGCAACTTATAAGAGTTCGTCAATTACACCTATATTGTTTCCAACAGTCATCTATAACACAGCCCGTTATTACAACGATGCATACGTACTGATAGAAATTAATAATAATCCACAAGTAGCGGATTCATTACATGCCGATTTCGAATATGAAAACTTGTGGAAGATATATACAGGCAACAAGAAACCTCAACAGTTGTCAGCAGGTTTTGCCCGTGGTGTTCAGATGGGACTGAAAATGTCACCGCAAGTCAAGGCTATTGGTTGTTCAAACCTTAAGACTTTGATTGAAGGTGATAAATTACTAATACAAGATTTTGATACATACTCGGAGTTGACCACTTTTATTCAACAAAAGAACTCATTCTCAGCTGAAGAAGGTGCAAATGACGATATGGTCATGTCGTTGGTTATGTTTTCATGGGTAACAACTCAACAATATTTTAAAGAAATTGTTAATCATGACATTCGTAAACAGATTCAATTGGAGAATATGAATCAGATGGACGATGACGTTCTACCTGCTCCAATTATTGAAGACGGTTTAGACCATGAGTTTGAGATGATTGGTGGTGATATGTGGGAACTTGCAGACGGTGGAGAAACGTATGCTAAGTTTATGAGAAACAGATTGGAAAGGTTATAAAACCAGCCTTTCATAAATACTCTTATGGTATTTTGCCAAAAGAACATAATAATTCAAGGAGAATAAAATGGCATTTCAAATCTCTCCAGGCGTAAATGTAGCTGAGGTGGATGCAACAACAGTTGTACCCGCAGTTCAACAGACCGCTGGTGCATTTGCTGGAAACTTTCAATGGGGTCCAGCAGACAAGGTAAAACAAATAGATAGTGAAATAACACTTGTAAGTACATACGGTAAACCTAATTCAGACTCAGCAGTATCATTTTTTACAGCTGCAAACTTCTTGTCTTATGGTAACAACTTAAGTATTGTGCGTTCTATTGGTGCATTAGCAAACAATGCAACCGATGGTAGTACATTAAATGTACAAATCAAAAACGAAGACGTTTATGAAGCTTCATATTTGTTAAATGACAACGGCAACGACTATGGTCCGTTTGCAGCTCGTTATGCGGGTTTGCTAGGTAACTCTCTGACTGTACACGTTTGTGCAAACACATCAACATATAGCACATGGGCATACAAAAACTATTTCACATCGGCACCTGGTACATCAGACTTTGCGGATTCTGTGAATGGATCAAATGACGAAATGCACATTGTGGTTGTTGACACAGACGGTTTATTTACAGGTTCAGCTGGTTCAATTTTGGAAACATATGGTTTCGTTTCAGCTGCTTCTGATGCTGTAATCAACGGTGTTACAAACTACTACAAACAGGTTATTTTTAATAACTCAAGATATATCTATGCAATGGATCCGGTTGATTATGCAACAACATCTGCAACATGGGGTACCACAGCTGCAGGTAAAACTTTTGCAAGACCAGCAACCAACCAAACCGTGAGTTTGACTACAGGTTCTTCTGTAAATCCTACAGACGGAAATATACAAACATCTTACGATTTGTTTGCAAACAAAGAAGCTATTGATGTTGCATTGGTATTGTCAGGCGGTCATTCAATTACAGTTCAACAATATGTTATAGACAATATTGCAGTTGGCCGTGCTGATTGCGTTGCCTTCATTTCTCCAAGATATGCAGACGTTGTTAACAAAGCAGGTCAAGAAACTACTAATATTCAAGACTGGTTAACAACATTGTCAAGAAGTTCTTCTTACGTTGTTGCTGACTCTGGTTGGAAATATCAATTCGACAAGTACAACAACACATACCGTTGGATTCCATTGAATGGTGATGTTGCTGGTCTATGTGTATACACAGACAATATTCGTGACCCATGGTTCTCTCCAGCAGGTTTCAACCGTGGTTCAATCAAGAACTGCATCAAGTTGGCATGGAATCCAAACAAATCATACCGTGACACATTGTATGCCGCAGGTGTAAACCCTGTTGTATCTTTCCCTGGTCAAGGTACAGTGTTGTTTGGTGACAAAACATTGTTGAACAAACCATCTGCATTTGACAGAATCAACGTTCGCCGTTTGTTCATCACACTTGAGAAAGCAATTGCACAAGCTGCTAAGTTCTCAATGTTCGAATTGAATGATGAGTTTACTAGAGCACAATTCATCGCTTTAGTATCACCATTCTTGCGTGACATTCAAGGCCGCCGTGGTTTAACAGACTTTAGAGTTGTTTGCGATGCAACAAACAATACACAACAAGTTATTGATAGCAACCAATTTGTTGGTGATATCTACATTAAACCTGCACGCTCTGTCAACTACATTCAGTTGAACTTTGTCGCTGTTGGCACTGGTGTTGACTTCGTAACAATCGTTGGCGCAGCTTAATAAATAAACGATATAGGAGAAAACAATGGCATTTAATGTAGCAGAATTCAGAGCTAATATGATTGGAGACGGCGCACGTCCTAATCTATTCTCTGTCTCTTTAATATTCCCTTCAAACGTATCGAACTCAACAGCTGCCGGTCAAAAACTAACCTTTATGGCCAAGACAGCTCAATTACCAGGTTCGTCAATTGGTACTGTTCCAGTTTATTACTTTGGCCGTGAAATGAAATTTCCTGGCAATAGAACATTCGCTGATTGGACATTAACCATCATCAATGATGAAGATTTCGTGATTAGAAATTCTTTAGAAAACTGGATGAACTCTATCAACAGTCATGCAACCAATGTAAGAAGTGGTGCAGCCAGAAATTCTAACGGATATTCTGTTGACGCAAACGTTATTCAATATGGTAAAACAGGTAACGAATTGAAGAAATATAAATTCGTTGGCATGTTCCCATTAGATTTGGCACCAATCGACCTTGATTGGGGTTCAAATGACGCAATTGAAGAATTCACTTGTACGTTTGCATACCAATTCTGGGAAACAGACACAACATCTTGATATATGAGGGAGGCCCGTTAGGGTCTCCCATGTTTTTTTGATTTTATAATTACACACAAACTATGGCAAACACAAATAAATTTTCACTGTTCGGTTTTACAATTTCTCGCCAGAAGGATGAGGAAGATGCAGCCGTCCAACAATCATTTGCACCACCAACGCAAGACGATGGGGCATTAACTATTACATCTGCCGCTTACTACGGCACATACGTTGACCTTGACGGTACCGCAAAGAATGAGGTAGAACTTATTTCTCGTTACCGTGAAATGGCAATGCAACCTGAAATAGAATCTGCGATAGATGACATAGTTAATGAAGCCATTGTGCAAGACGATGATGGTAAAATAACACAAATCATTTTGGATGATTTGAAAGTAAATGACAAAATCAAAAAGGCCATCAAAGAAGAATTCAATACCGTTTTACGTATGTTGGATTACAGAAAGATGGCACAAGATATTTTTCGCCGTTATTATGTTGACGGTAGAATGTATTATCACATCATTATTGACCGTGAGAATCCACAAGAAGGTATCAAAGAACTTCGTTACATAGACCCACGTAGATTGCGTAAGGTTCGTGAAATGAAGAAACAAAGAGATGAAAGAACTGGTGCAGATATTATGCAACCAGTCAATGAATACTATATTTACAACGACAAGGTTGTTAGTGGTAGTGCATCCAATTTTGGTCCTGTTGGTGTTCGTATTACAACAGACTCTATTATTTCGGTGGTGTCGGGTCTTATGGACTCCCGCCGTGCCGTAGTGTTATCATATCTACACAAAGCAATCAAGCCTCTTAATCAATTAAGGATGATTGAAGATGCAACTGTTATCTATCGTATTTCACGTGCTCCTGAGCGCCGCATTTTTTATATTGACGTTGGTAATTTGCCTAAGTTAAAAGCAGAACAATACCTACGTG